ATATGAGTCCAAGTATCCTGAGCAATTGTAGTTGCACCAGAAACTAAGATATCAGAACCATTTACGTTATAGCGAAGTTGACCAGATTCAAGATAGATACGAATTGCTGGTTCGGTTGCAGATGATGCACGGAAATCAAAGATGGTAGCAGTGCTAGAAAGAGCAGCAGAGTTAGCATAGATTTGTGCCTCAATAGCATAATCATTGTTACCAAAGGCATATTCACTATTGCTAGGAATATCAATACGAGCAGTACCGTTTAGATAAAGAGAACCAGTACCAAATTTCTTCTGCAAAGTAGAAATAATTGCTCCACCAGCAGAGATAGGAACATTCAAATCAGTTGCACGTCTTGCAACTTTACCAAGATATACAAAGTTACGAGCATAGTTAGTACCAATAACTTCTGCAGTTGCATTTTCAGTTCTAATAATATCACCAGAGGTTAGTAAACCATCAGGAGTATACTTAGCATTGTTATATGCTAATTTGTAAATTCTAATAGTTTCACCATCAGTCAAATCACCTGCAAGGTTAGAGTAGTTGACAATATTATTTCTAATTTGCTCATTAATAGTAAATGCACCTGTAGCATTTTGATATTCAAGAATAATATTGCTAACTTCTTCAGCATTCGGGAATTTAGTATTAAATTCAATTGTAGAATCTGCAAGATCAGTTAACTGTAACTGAGTTTGAGAAATGTTATCAAGAACAACGTTCTGGAAATCAATACTAGTAATTCTGTTGAATACTAATCCGAAGAAACTAGAACCTTCAGAAATAATAACTTGGTTATTTGCTTCGTTAGTAACGGGGTCTCTGTATGATTGAATACCAATAACTTCTGCAACAATTCCAGACTTACTACCGATAATAATATCACCGATGACAATATCAAAGAGACCAGGAGTTGACTGATAAGTACCAGCAGTTTTACTCAAGACTACAGTGTCGCCAACTTCAATCTCAGTACCAAATACATTGCTGTTAGTAGCATGACCAACAACTGCAGTACCATCAGTACCTCTGTTTGCAGTGACCGTATTACCTACTACATCTACAATAGTAAATCTTTCAGAGTCAATTTGATAAACACCACCAACATCAGGAACAATTGTGATTTGTGCTTGACTATCACCACCAGCGATAGTTACAACATCACCAATTAAATATCCAGTTCCTCTATTTTTAATTTCAACAGTATTAACTGTACCATCTGAATTTGCATCTAATTCAAGAGTCAAACCAGATCCAGATCCTCCAACGGTAGGAATACCTTCAGGAGTATCAATATACAGTGTACCATTTTGAGTAAGATTGATAGTTGCTAACTGATATCCATCAGCAACATCAAATGTATTTCCTGATGCAGACATACCAGAAGGAACTGTGGTAAGAACTACACCATTATTACCTTCAAGGTTAACCTGCTCAACAGTTGCCGCATCTCCTCTCAAGTTTTCAATAGGTTCTTTGAATTGGAAAAGATTTTGTCTTACTACATCAGTGATACTATCAAGAACAGCGTTGAATCCAGTAGCACTACTGAATACATTTTCACCAATTTGGAGAGCATCAGTATTATTTTCATAATAGAAGTCAACTGTAGTCTGACCAACAGCAACAACCCTTACATCAATATCAGAAACAATACCTCTAACAGTACCACCGATCAATGGGAAGATACCTGAGATATTACTCAAGTTCATTCTCTTGATATTTTTGAAATCTAATTGAGTTGTTGCATACTGAACATTTGCAGGAGGTTGAGGAGGAGCAGCAAACACGATGTTGGAACCCTGCACAGTAAACGCCTCACCAGGTGCCTGTACAATACCATTAAGAGTAATAATTAACTGATTAGCATTTGCAATAACTGGTTCAGTTACAACTTGACCATCATCATTCAAATTCTTAACGTTAAGTTCAAAGGAGATTTTTTCTCCATCAAACTGCTGTGAAATATCTTCAATCTTTTGACAAGTAGAAGTCAAAATCTGCTCAGAAGAAGTTAGATTCTTCTGTCTGAAACGAACCTCAGTGTTATCAAAGTCAGTATATACAGGTTCTACAAGAGTAAAGTTTTGTAGATTGGGTACAATAGCAGATTCTGCTAAGTTAACTGACTTGGTAAGTTCAAAAGCAGTAGTTTTATTTTCAATAATACCACTTTCAACTAATCCAAGTTCACCAAATACTTTGAAACCTGCAGGGTGAACATTAGTTGTTAATACATCTCTCCAATCAGTAATAGAAACAGGTGCCTTAACACTGTAAGAGAAGTCCTGATAGAAGTAAGAGTCTTGAATCTTCTGAATAATTTCTGAAGGTTTACCAACATCATCAATAAATCTACCTGGTGTGGTGGTAATAGCACCAACTTCTAGAACGCCTTTTGCGATACTTAAGTTATCAACAGTACCAGATGCTTTAGAAATTGTACCAGTTAGTCTTTCACCTGCGGTGAAATCGCCACTGTAGTTTACAATCTTAAGAATTCTAGGTCCTTCTTGCCATCCATCATTTTCGGAAACGTAACCAAATGCAGTTGCATCCTCTTGATTAATACCTTGATAAACATATTCACCTGCAAGGAAACGACCAGTAATTACGTTTGCTTCTGCAGCACCACCGAAAGAATCGGTCAAGAGAACTTGACGACCATCACCAGCGTTAGTAAAGGATAAGAAGTCACCGATGTTAGCGTTGTCTTGAGTAAGAGCAAGTCTTAATTGATCGTCTTCAAGAGAGTTTGTAATACCAGAAATTGCATAGTAAGTAGTAGTTGTGCTTAATCTACCGAAGGAAGAAATAGGAAGTGCAGGATCAACGCCTGAACCATCATCTACAACCTGTACAGTAACAGGAGCACCGTTAGTAATACCATGTGGGAAGGAGAACTGAAGTAAGTTTAGGTCAAGGTTAACAACATAGTTGAAAGAAGACTTCAGTGTCACAGCGGGTTCTGAAGAATATCCTGAACCAGGATCTTTAACTTCAATTTGATCAATACGCCCGTTTCTAATAGTTGCTTCTGCAGTAGCACCTACACCGCCACCACCAGAGATGATAACAGTAGGAGGTGTAGCATATCCAGAACCTGGATCAGTTACGGTAATACTGTCTAGTATACTTGTACTAGTTAACTGAACGTTAACTGGGAATGTAATCTCAGGACGTAAAGTATAGTCATGAGTATAATCAAAACCAAAGTTATTGTTCTTAAGTTTCTTAATCTTACCAATTTGGTCTGCTTTAACGAATACAGATGCACCAACACCGTTCGGAGGAATGACCACGTTAAGATCTGCACCAGAACCAGCAAGACCAGAACCAAGAATGCCAGGAATTGATTCAATATCAATTGTAGCAGTTGTGTAATTTTTACCAGGATCTGTGACTATTACCTCACTGATCTGACCAGGAATGGTGTTTCCATCATCATCCGTTCCATCTTCAACTGTAATATTAACTTTACCACCCTCACCATCTCCAGAAATATCAATACCAGTATATTCTCCAACAGCATATTCAGTGCCTGGTTCAGCAATATCAACTCTTTCAATTTTTCTGTTAGAAACAATACCCGATATAACTGGAAGTTTCTTATAGAAACCACCACCATTGATGAGACGAATATCACCAATAGGTCCTACAGCTGCCTTAGAAGAAGTAGTATAGGTAACTCTAGATGCAGTTGCATTACTTTCAGTTTCATCAAATAACGGGAACTTAAATATAGTAGCACCAGTAGTAATGGTAGCACCAGCAAGACGAGTGATAGTAAAATCACCGTTGTAAGGAGATCTAATAACATCTAAGTAAGTCCCAACGCCGACAGGAGAATTTGCACCAGTTCTAGAAGGATCAAAGTAGTATGAAATATTTGTAACTTCTGAGTTTACAGTCAACTGAACATAAGGTTCAGGATCAGATCCTGCTCTAATACCTGGCGTACCAACTCTTTGAATAGAGTTGAATGAATATTCAAGTTTGAATAGGTTATCTTTAGAGAACGATAAGAAGTATCCTTCAAGAGAAGGATCTCCAAGCATAAATTGATACTTGTGATTATAGAACATCTGAAGCACTGGATGCTTCGTATAAATGTCAATTGAACTAAACGCTGAGATTGCAGTTGCTGCAACGTTTCTCAACTTAACAGAAATTTCTCTAGAAGAGATTACTTGATCTACAGTAAAAGATCCGTTGAATTCTGCTTCATCATTACCTTCAATAAAGAGATTATCTCCAACTGCCATTCTATGTGCTCTAGCAGTCTTGTAGAATACTCTATCAGTTTGATTAACCGCACTGAGTTGAAGAATCTTTTCAAGGTTAGTATTAAGAGTAATTTGAGTTACAGCAGTAAGACCAGTGATGGTTAACTCACTTCTATCAGCGTTATATGATACTTGAGTATCTGTAGGAGTAATTACACTACCAATAATATAAGGTGAACCTGCAGGAGCAGTATCATCAATTCTTACAGTAAAATCTTCTTGAGCATATGGTTTGAATCTTGCAGATAATCCTCCAGGAATCGTAAAGATAAAAGTACCCTGAGTAGTTGTGAAGGGAACATTGGCAAACTGATATGAAGGAATTTCATTAACTTCACTACCAGAAGATTGAATCTCTCCACTGTTAGCAAATCCTTGCCAAGTTGACTGTTGACCGTATTGTGCAATGAATAGACTTTGATTATCCTTGTCAATAACTGTAGCAACTCCTAAAGTTTGACCAGCAGCATTTAATTGTGAAATCTGAGATCCTACGTCAATATTATAAGTTTGGTTAAGAGAAAGTCTAAGAACATTGTCTGCTTGTGCAGTTTGAGCAACTTCAATATAAAACTTACCATAAGTGGTAGTAGTTGCTTTTACTTTCTTACCACCAAGAGCAGGAATAGTAGCAGTTCTAGAAGACCATACATCACCTAAAGAAGTTAAAGGATCAGTATCAATAACAAGAGAAGAGTTTACATCATTATAATCAAGAACTTGTAGACCTTCAGATGCTAATGTAACTGTAGCCACAGTCATCGGTTGAGTGATGATTGTAGGATAAGTATATGCTGCAGTGGTGAAGTGATACTTAGTAGATGATCCGATAAATGTACCCTGACGAGTAGAATCTACATTTTTATCAGTCTTAATGATAAGAGCAGTGTCATTTACATAATGATAAGTCTTATAATATTCGTTATATTCGGAAGTAGTGTCAGGCACATAATCAGCACCAGCACTGAAGTCTCTTACATTATCAGTAATTCTAAATCCATCAACATCAAATGAACCAGCAGTATCAACTGTAAATCCACTAGATGCACCAGTCCAGTTTGGAGAGTTACCAAGGTAAATCTTGGCAGTAGAAGGAATAGTTAGAGAAGGAAGTGAACCACTACCCACTGCAGTACCATTAGCATAGATGGTAAACAAGTTACCATTCTTAGTCAATGCAATGTGTACATAGTCAATATCGTTAACAATAATATTGTTAGCAGATGAAATAGGAGTTGCAGTTCTCTGAGTGGTTGCCGAAGCATATAACTCAAGTCTCTTATTACTACGATTTAATTGAAGAGTAACACCTGGTTCGTTACCATGACCAATACCAAATAAGGTATGGTGAGAAGATCCTAAACCAGCAAGTCTACTGTCTTGAAGAAGAGCAGTTTCAGTTACAGCAAAGAATCCTTCAATAGTCCAGTTACCATTTGTATTGAAACTATCTCCATAACCCCAGATACCAGTGTTATTCTCAGGATTAATTTCAAAGTGAGTATCAGACCATGCAGATCCGTCATATGCATTGATTCTAAGTCCACGAGCACTTCCCTTACCAGAAGGAGCGCCACTAGCAATATTAGATCCAGTGTAATAGTCACCAATAAGGTTTCTATTAGTCATGTTACCAGTAGTATCTACTGGTTCAGTTTCAGTAGTTGCCTCAAAATCAAATAATCCAACAACTTCATTACGATATGCTTGACCAAGAGTAACTGGGTCACCAGAGTTATCAGATTCAATCGCATTGACATCAAAACCAGTGATATTACGGTTAACACTTAATTTGTTAGTGCTAACGATAGTACCATCATATTTCCACTTAATAATTTCACTCTGTTTTCTAAATGCTTCAGAACTCGCAGTAGATTCGTTGACTTCGTAATTAATTACAATATTATAATTACCAAATACGTCAACGTTACCACCCTGTGTCTTAAGGTTTCTAATAGTTCCATTTGGAGTAATTCTCTTACCCCAAGTAATAGCACCATCAGGAGTTACCTTACCAACAAATACACCAATTGGGTTAGAACCTGAATAAGATGTACCAGAGACAAATAAATCTCCAAATTCATCTAAATCAAAATCAGCATCCCAAAGGTTGTAACTAGTAGTATTGTAGTTCCTTACATTTTCAACTACAAGGGCAAACTGCTGTGCTTCACAAGTAGCAATAGCAAAACTTCTAACAGCACTAGTTGTATCAGGGGCAATTTCTAATAATACATAGAACTTATTATTATCAGGATTATATCTAATTCTTCTTACTTTTTCCGAGTCACTTGGAGTAGAAATCTTTCTCTTTTGCTGAATACCTAAGTTTTCGTTGAATACGATTAAGAATGCATCAAAAGGATTGCTTGAGTTAGTGTTTGTATGTCCACCGATTACCCACTTGTTCTCACCAACTTTACAGATAGAAGATACTTCATCTAAACGAGTAGAACCAGAAATACCAGCAAGTTCCTTCTGGTACTGAATAGTGATGGAAGAACCAGAACTATTCTGGTTAAACTTCATCAAAACAATATCTGGATTGTAGTTAACGTTTAGTGAATTTGGTTTTGTAGTACCAGCAACATATACGTCTAAAGTGCTGCTAGTTTCATCTACAGTAATCGTACTAAAACTGCAGAAAGTATTACCAGCATTAACATTAGGAGATTCAGATCTCGCTTGCTTTTGCCAGACAAGATCACCTGCAGGAGAGTGTTTTGCAATAAAACCTACTCTGTTGCCATACTGATCAACAGTATCACCACAACTATAGATGTCTTTGGTAATATTACTAATATAGACATCTCTAATTACACTATCCTTGAGATTTTGGATACCTGTAATAAAATATTCTGCCTTTTTGAATTCCTGTGGGTGTGAAATGATAAGTTTTGGATTCTCAGTAAATCCATTACCAGATTTAACAATATTAAACGTACTAACAGTACCGTTACTTGTATTAACGATAGGTACGATTTCTGCATGTTGTCCGTCACCATCAATGTCAACACTGATAGGAACATCATCAGTATATCCAGTACCAGTTTGAGTAACGGTAATTGATTCAATACCATTTACAACTTTAACTTTATACTGTCTATTCTCAATAGCATTGTTTGGATCATAATCCATCTGAACTCTGTCACCCACAGAGAGGTCATGTGGAGATGTAGTCTGCACAACACCGTGAGGAACGTCATCAATGAGTTCAGTTACATAAGAACCAACAGTTTTACCTTTAATAGTTTTTACAGTAGCAGAAATACCATAACCTTCAGTATCAGTATTATCAAAGAGTAAACGGTCATCTACCTGATAAGAATCGCCTGGATTCTCAACAACGAATCCATTAACAGCAGCATCCTCAAATTTAGTAATAGTTTCAACTTCAATATCAACCTTAGAGTCAAATCTAACTTTAGGGAAGTAATCAAAGAGTTCTAGTTTATTTTCTTCTAAGAGAGAACCAACATCAGTAAGTTCTTCAGCAGTATTCTCATCAAGTTCTACAGTTGCTTGGAATCCGATAAATTCAATATCAACGATATTTGCAGTAGTAGTTGCACCATTATCATCAGTATAAGAAAAATCTAAACCAATGTACTGATCGTAAGTACCATCAAATGCAGGATTAAAAGTTTCTGAAGAAACAATTCTACCAAGCACGGTAGTAGGAGTAATACCATCTCTTAAAACTTGGAAATTCAAAGCACCAGTGCTTTGTGCAAATTGACCGTTGGTAGTGTTATATGCAGGGATTACATAAGTTTGACCAACTTCCATGGTGATATTGTTGGTATCATAAGTCAAACGGAATACTCTATCGTCTTTTCTGGTAGCAAGACGTTGCATTGGAGTTTCAGAATCACCATCATGATCTGTCTGATAATTGGTGTCAATTGTTCCATCACCATCAGCATCTTCCCAGATAGGATCAAATGTCAACTCTAAACCATCTTCTGTAGTCAGTAAGTCAGCAGTTGCGTTAGGTTGTCTCTCAACATCAATATCAACATTCTCATATGGGTCACGATATCTGATAACACCAGTAGGAATGTTTACCTGAGTTGCAGTAGCAGATAAATTCCATTTATCAACACTAGAGTTAAAGTCAGGACCAATAATATACGGGAATACTGGATTACCTACAGAAGTAGCATCAATACAAACAAAGTAAGCGTAAGTACCTTCAGGAAACTCAGGAGTCTTACCAAAACGACCATTATAACGGTCTAAGTCACCTTGACCGAATGTATACTCATAATCATCAGTGAATGTACCAGCAGGGTCTACAGAAAGAAGAGGACCACCTGTTCTAACTGGAGTTGGATTAGTTTGAGCCTCAAAAACTAATTCTGATTTTAATCTATAACTTGGTTCTAAACGACGAATATTTGAACTCTGGTTAGTAGGATCTGTGTAACCATAAGGACCATAAATTGGGTTACCATCAAATGCCCAACCAATAATAGGAGAGTGTGCAATATTTGAAGTTGCTTCAGTAAGATTGCCTTGAGTATCTTCTAAAAGGTTATCTCCAAGAACAAATCTCAATCTCTTGGGATTAGTAAAGTGTGCATATTCACCACCGTACTGATTATTAAATCCAGAGAACACAGAACCTTGAGCATTGTCAAGAGGTGTATTTACGGCGAGGTTGTAAGTCCAGTCTTGTACAGATGCAGTAAATTTAGCATTTGAACCGACAGAACGTAATATAATAACTGTGGTTCCTGCTTCATAGTTGATTCCTCGGTTTACGATGTTAATACTGGTAACTCTACCAGCATTTTCACCATCAGTATCAATATTTGCTCTAGCAATAGCACCGAATCCATTACCATAGATTTCAACAACTGGAGGAGTAGTATACCCATTACCAGCGTTGATAACAGCAATAGAAATGATACGACCATTTTGTACGATTGCTTGTGCCTGAGCACCTTCTCCAGAACTCAGTGATACTGTGGGTTCTGAGGTATAGTCAGTACCAGCATTAGTAATATTAACAGCAGAAATAGAACCACGGACTTGTGCTTCAGCAGTCGCTCCAGATCCACCTCCACCAACAATAGTAATCTCAGGTTTTGTAGTATATCCTGTACCACCACTGTTAATAAGAATTCTAGATACTTCTTTATTAGTTACGACTGCAGTAGCAGATGCCCCACTACCACCACCTCCAACGATAGAAACAAGAGGAGGATCAGTATAGTTACTACCTTTGTCATTTACTTCAATTGCAGTAATAGAACCATTAATTACAACCTCACCAGTTGCTCCTGTACCATTTCCTCCAGAAATTGTAAGTGCTGGTGGAGATGCAGCGTCGTATGAATCACCCTGCTCAGTGATATTGATTGCGGTAATTTTACCAAATACCTTTTTAAGGTCTGATTTATAAGACCAGATAGATACACCGTTTACCCAAGAACCAATAGGACCTGGTTGAATAGTGTCTTTTGTAGAGATAGTTTGAGAAACCCTAGGGAATCTCATTAATTTACGCTGGTTGCCAGGTATTAACGCCTGACCCGCGAAAGGACCAATCTTGTAGTTAGGTATACCAGAAGCAGCAATGTATACATAATCATCATTAAAGAAGGCGTTTTGAATGTTAGTGGTGTAGATACTAATAACATTGTTGATAGATTCAACATCTGATTTACCCCTGTTAAGGTCAACTGAAATTAGAATATTACCTTGAGGGACAAGTGCTGCTGGTTGTGCAAGTTGATACTTGAATACGGTGGTAGATTCTCTTGATTGTACAAAGTAAGTACCGTTAAAGAGAATCGGGTTCGCACCGTAAATCGTTACCTGGTCACCAACAAGGAGACCGTGAGGATTATTGCAATAAACAGTGGCAGTTTGGTTGTTAACTCCTCCAAACTCAATTCTGTCAACTGATACAAGTTTTTTGACATTGTAGTTCCAAGTATTAAGTAATGGGGTTACTTCTGAAGCACCAAGTTTAGAAACGGTTAATTTATCGCCAGGAAGGTAATAAGTACCGTCGTCAGTCAGAGTAGTATTCTCTGCTTTAATTATACCAACAACTCGTACTAAAACCTCAGTATCTAAACCATAATTAACATAAACATAGAAGTTAGAATTGACTTCAGTAGCAGCATCCCAGTCCTCAACTACATTATTGACCGAACGAGTACATTCAATGAACTGGTTCAAAGATTTCTCTTTGTAACGAATTAGTTCGTTACCAATCATGATTTCACCGTTTCTCTCTGGCCAACCAATGGTAGAGTCAACAGTAATCACACTATCCGTCGTGCTAATAGCTTCAGCAAGTTTTGTTTTATAAGGAATAGTGAAATTCCCGATAATAGTCTCTTCAGACAGAACAAGTTCAAAGATTTCAAGTTCTGAGGTCTTAATGGAGATATAGTTCTCAATCAGAGCTTGAGCATTAGTAATATTGGGGTCAACTTGATCTTGGAACTGTTGTAGCAGACCATCTTGTAAATTTCTAGAATCTCCAGAAACAACAACACAACGAAGGATAGTATCTACCTGCCAACTAGCAGAAGACGGTTTTACAATCTGTTCTTTAGGATATGATACGCTAACATCCTCACCATAGAGGATTTTGAAGAGATAAGCGATAGAACCTGGTGTACCCTTTGAAGAATAGAAGGTACGAATATTTTTAATGACCGTATTGATATTAATCTTATCAAGGTCAATTTTTGGAATGTCTGGAAGATACTGTTCAGTGAACTTGGTAAGCATCTTCTCAATAAAGACACCATCAAGACAAGTTACACTTTGATCAATGCTATGAGCAACGGGATAAGTCTGATTATCGTAAATTACGTTTCCATCTGTATCATAACCAACAATAGAAGAAACACCACGAGAACAACCGACAAATTGTGCTTTAGTGTATTTTGTACCTGCTTCAGTTACACGGAAACCAGTAACCTCTCCAAATCCTACAACAGCAGAAGCATTTGCAGAAGGAGGTCTTTGAATTACGACTTTAGGAGGATTTGCAGGATCATAACCAGTACCAAAGTTGGTAATGTTGATATCAGTAATCTGTCCATTAAAGATTGATGCAGAAGCAAGAGCACCACTACCACCAATATATGCACCAGAAGCATCCTTTCTATTATCCACAATGTAGATAGAAGGAATGTCAACATATCCAGAACCCCCTGAAAGGAGTTCAATGTCAATGACTCTACCAGTAGAGTCTACTGTTACATCTAGGATCTGAGCAGCACCAGGATCAATTACAGCAATCCTAGGAGGAGTAACGTAACCTCTGCCTCGGTTAGTTGCCACAAACCCTGTTACAGTGCCATTTTCTACAGTTACATTAATCTCTGCTTGTACAGGATCAGCACCAGTTGGAGGGTCAATGTATACAGTAGGGGGAACTGTATAACCAGTACCACCAGAAGTAATCGTAAATGTATCTGGATCAAGTGATCCGTTAATATCAATTGAAGGAGTAGAGAACTTACATCCGCCAGGATCTCTAAAAGTTACCCTAGGAGTAAATGTATAGTTACTACCAGAGTTATCAAGATTAATTCCAGTAACTGAACCGTTTTGTACAATTGCAGTTGCTTTAGCAGGAATACCACCAGAAACTGTAGGAACTTCAATATCTACGATAGGTGGGTTAATATCGCTGTAACCAGCACCACCACCGAGTAATGAAAGACTCTTAATACCATTTACAAGAGAATATGCTGCAGCACCACCACCACTTTCGGTAGTTACAATGTCAACTGAGGGGGGATATTGAATCCTATAGTTAGATCCACCATCCTTTACTTTAATACCACTCAGATCACCACTGGCACCGATCTGAGCAACAGCAGTAGCACCACTACCAAAACTACTGATAGGTGCCTCAATAGACGCAATATATGACCTTGCATCTGAAGGAGGTGCATTCTTAAGTTTCAATACTGTATTTGCACCTTCAGTAACTACAGCATAGTCAGTGAAAGGCACTAAAAGGTCGTCCCCAATGATTACATTCAGGTAAACATCAAGAACTGGGTTATATCTATTTCCGCTAACAGTAATATTGTACTCTTTATTAGAAGAGTTAAATTGTGTAGAAATATTGTCTACAAGTTGAATGGGATCTTGTAAGAAACCTTTCAGATAGAAAATAGCAGTCTCTTCAACAGAGTCTGAAGGGTTTGGAGATCTAGGAGCATCGGTAAAGATAATATCAGTACCTGAGATTGTAAAATCAACATTAGGAATCTGATACTTACCAAAAAGACGAATTACAACGTGATCTGCACTAGGAGGAGCAATAGGGTTGTCTTCAGACAGTAATGGGAAGACCCTTTGTACACCATTGAAGGTTAAGTAAGGACTTTGGAGTTCAATCCACTTTTCTCTAAATTCTTCGTAAGATACACCGTCTGTAAGAGAGATTTCTGGAGATTTATCTGCCCTTTCATAGTAAATGATTTCATCACCAATTAAAATACTACCATCATTGTTCAAGAAGTTATCAACACTCTCTACAGTGATAACATCCGAATTTGCAGTAACAGGTTCTAAAAGTGAAGTGGTGCTTCTGATCAAACTAAAGTCATACTTATCAATATCCAAGTAATTTTGGAATTCATTGATAATATTCTGAGGTTGACCTGTTTTTTCCTGTGACTTGTAATAGTATTCAAGAAACTTCTCAAAGGCAGGAAAATCCGACTTAATAAAGTCGGGTAACTGATTGAGAACGTTCTGAGAGACCTTGTTTGGATTACTCGTTGTCATTGAAGTATATTATCGGATCAGAAACAGGCAATATTATTCAAATCACCCGTATTGCCAATTGTAATTGGGGTGATGGTAGCAGGCACTACTGCATACTGTTCAGGTGTCAAATTATTTAGCGGGATTGTAGATGGTGGTTGGGTTCCAATTGGAACAACTGTGATACTTGGTATTGGAAGCGATACAATTGTACCAGGCGTTGCTGGTTTAATATTTGAAACGTTAGTTGGGATAATCTGTACAGGAATAACAGAAGTTGGATCAGAAATTGAAACAGGACCGAAACAAATCTTACCTGATGAGTAATCTACGGTTCCTGCTCCATTATTAGTGTAAATCTTGCTAGAACCACTGTTATAGTATGTACGGAGGTTTCCAAAACCATCATCTTCAAAATACTGAATAACATCGGGTCTATCTGAAGTTACAAACTGACCAGACTTAATAACTGGTTCTTTATAACAAATACCATCTCCACCATTACCATTATCTCCATCTCCACCAGATCCACCACCATCTCCTCCATCATTGGAAGGATTAGAATCGTAGATAGGTGAACCAAAATTGGTGCAATAAGTATCAACAGTATCAGGGTTGACTGTAAGATACCTTAATAGTGTGGTTTGCACTGATGCAGAGTCAATAGAGGTATCAGCAAGACCGACTGCCTTATTATACTTGGATAATGAGAATGTAGATCCGAAATTGTTAATATCTTCCTGTCCCGCAAACTGTTCAATTGCACCTAGAACTAATCCTTGCAATTCCGCGATACTCTTACTTGTTTTAGTAGGATCGTAGAATACAAACAGAGATGTAGGTATATACAGAAACTCTGGGTCAATAATTACAGGTTCAATTGACGCCATGGAGTATTTACGCAAATCTTTTGCGATTTGCAGTTTTGTTGCGTTATTTAGAAGGTTTCCCGTTTTTGTTTTTACTGCAACATACACTTTTCCGTAAACTGGCGGAGAAAGTTCATCTCCTCCAAATGCAATTACGGATTCTGCGTTAGAATACACCTTTTTGGTGATAATTGAGTAATCTTGCGCGGTAACTGCGCGGAGTTGTGTAGTATAATCTCTAGGAGCGGTATATTTGATGGATTCTACTGATTCAGGTACGTCTCCAAGTTGTGAACGCTCATTTACAAATAATTCACCCTCAATGTCAGTAATGTCTCTACCATACTGATCCATCAGTTCTCCAACAAACTCAAATTCATTAATATCATTAGCATCTGCTTCATGAGTCTTTACATATGAGATATTGATAACTTCTCCGTCTTCCAATTTCTTTCCGATAACATCATCACCGAAAGTTAACTCATATCTTGCGTCTTCAGTTTCTGTAAGGAAGTAAACCCTAGAAGATGCGGTAATTTGAGTAATATCCTCACCGAGAACATAAACATCCTCTTGAGTTGACTGTGCATTTGGTTTGACAGTCACTTTGAGTGTAGTTGTATCTACTTTGTCGGTAGGAATTAAATATTTCTGTTTTTTGAAGGATGATACGGTATATCTGTAAGTCAGGATCGTTCCTTCATACGCCACGACTTTATTAAATGTTGCTAATCCGTTAGAATCTGTATTTGCGTTAATATCATCAAGAGTTACAAAGTTATATTCTCCACCAGTCGCTACAATACCTTTTTTCAAAGTTACATACTGAGGATAGACATCATTAAGCAACTCAGATTGAACTGTGAAGGTCAAACAGGTCTTAGATGCCCTAGAAGACCTAGGAGTGTAATTAAGCAGTTTAGAGATGCTTACAACGTTGTCTCTAATAGTAGCAGAAGAGAGGAATGCTTCATTAACAGCCATATTGGCGTTAAAAGCAGAATAGTAAGTATTATAAGCAAGTACATCAATCAGATATGACAGGGTTGCACCTTCAAAGTCAAAATCTGTGAATTCTGGACGAGTCCTCAAGTAATCCTTAATGGATGCCTTGATGGAATTGAAGTCCATCGCTGTAAGATCTGTTGGGATCATGTTATTCCGCTCTTTGTAAGATAAAATCTATAGTTTGTACAAGGGGTTGCCCGACAATCCTATATTCCACATCAACCCTAAGTTCATGGTAATCATCTTGAGCAGTAATATCTACTGCAATAACTTCAATCCTAGGTTCATAATTTCTAAGAGTATCTACAATCTCATCTTTGAGAGTATCTACTGTGAATGGGTCTAAAGGTTCAAAAAGCAATTGATATACCTTTGAACCAACGTCAGGTTGAAATAGTTTCTCACCAGGTGATGTCAAAACCAAGTTTTTCATCGCTTGCTTAATAGCTTGCTGATCCTTCAAGACAATAAGGTCTTTCGTAACTGGATTGCGAAGAAAACTATTCGCTAAATCCTTGAAATTACGAGAAACCTTAAGGTTTTTGGATTTTATTGGTTTTAGTGCCACTAGAAACGTTAGTCAGAGGATTTTTTATCAAATGGTTTACGCTTTTTCGTGTCCTTATTCAAATGGGCATCAGAACGAGGATCTGTAATTAGATATCTTGTTCCGAAGTCCTTATACATCATCTCTGGGACGCAATCTGGACGAATCATGGTAGTTTCTGTTTATTTTGGATAAACAGAACTTTTTGAGAGGTTACTATCTCTTATTTGTATTTATCAGCCTTTTCCTTGTCCGCGATATCTTTTACGAGCCTTATTGCGAGAAGTAGCAGAATACTTGGTATGCTGTCCACCACCTTGACGTGTTTTTTTAGGGCGGCTCTCAATCATTGGAGCGCCAGAAAGACCGACTTTTGCTTTTGCCATTAATTAGGGACCTATCATTACATTTGGGCTACCTTGGGAGATAACCGAGAGGCAAGGAGGACCTAAAGGGTCACCA